CAAAATTATCATCTTGTGTATTTCTCTTAGAAGCTTTTTCTTTTGGTCTACCTAATACATCTTTATCTCCATCTTTATCATATGTTTCAGGTTTAGGTACACCTCCTGGATCTGAGTACATTCTTCCTTTACCATATAGCGAAGCTAAATCATGAGGTGTACCATATGATTTACCAGTTGCAACAGGATCATTACCTTCTGCTACTATTTGGTCTATTCTAAATTTACGTTTAGCATCTTCTCTAATTAAATCTCTAAAGTCATCATATTGATCTTCACTTAAGTGGAATAAATGATCATATATAAAGTCAGATGGAAATAAGTTAGTTTCAGTCATTTGAGCTGCTAAATCCATTTTTTCTTTCATTAATGCTACCCTTTCTTGATCATATATGATTGATGGAGTAGTTAATGATAGTTCAAAATTAGCTAATTGTTCATCTCTATAACCCTGAGTGTATAAGTGGACTAATCCTATTTTATATAATTCTGATACTATAATTCTTTGTATTCTTTCAATAGTACGTGCAAATCTAATATCTTGAGCTGCTAATGTTGCTTTACCATCAGTATTTTCATCATATCCCAAAAATGCTTTTGGTACTTTTAAAGCAGCAAATAATTTATCTCTTAAATATTCAACATCAGCAATACCATCCCACTGTAATCCATTTGCACTTTCAATTTTAGTACTTGAATCATTACCTCTAACCGGGATATAATAATCTTCTAAGAGATTCTGCATGTTATATCTTAAATTATACTCTCCAGTTTTTTCATCTACATGAGGGGTACGTTTAAGTTTGCTTAATGTTTTTTCCATAAAGGCATCTACCTCATTTGGAGGTATTGACCCAACATTCATGTAAAAAATACGTTTTTCAGGTGCACGAACAATTCTATGGATTAACATAGCATCTTCCATTAAAACATATTGTTTAAATAATTTACGAGCAGGCTCTATATATGATCTACCATAAGGTAAAAAGTTCATATCTGTTAATAGACGGAAATGAGCCATTTCATAATTATCAAATATAATAGAGCGGGAATTATTAACCCCAGCATTAGGTACACTCATCATACCATAATCTGATGCTGATACTCCTTCTGGGTCAAACCTAAATTTAACTTCAGATGGGTTTTCATTATCCCCTTCCATTCTTTCAATGTGAAAAGCAGTATAAGGTATTACGTTATATACTCCATATTTTTCAGCTATTTCTAATTTTAAGAAAAAATCTCCGTATTTAGCTAAATTCCTAACCCAAGGCCAAAGATTAAATTCAATATTTAAAACATCATAAAATAAATTATATAATATTTTTTGGATATCTTCATCAGGGGATTTAATTTGTAGCACCTCACCCATATCGTTTTTAAGGGTAGATTCATCAGCTATAATATCTAAAGCAGAGGCAACAATAGCATCTGTATCCATTGCGTCATATTCTGAATATAACATAGGTCTTAAGTATTGGTAGTTAAAACCAGCTTGTTGACCGTATAATGATGTTGAAGAGTTTGAATAGATTCTATTAAATCTATCTACTAGTGAGTTTGTTTCAATTTCTCCACTTTGTTGGATTTTGTTAACATCGAAAACTTTAAGTTGACTGCCCCCCACATTACGAATTATCACGTCTGTGGAAAATAACCTTCTTAATCTTGGGAATAAACCTGTATCTGCCATTTTATTTATTTATAAATATTATAATAACCATCCTATATCATGAGACTTACCATTTATTTTCATCTCATATGGATTTTCAATTGAAGTATTTGCGGAGTGACCCCCACTATATGTTACTTTATTAGATTTTACACCACCTAATGTTGCTCTTGTCATATCTAAACTTTGTTGTTGAAACTTTAATGAAGTATCTCGTAGGAACATACCAATCCCAAATGACATAACCAAGTCATCGTTATAACCTGTTTGAGCTTCAGGCCTTCCATTTTTCCAAATGAATACTTTCATTTCTTCAATTAGTCTTTTTGAACGTATTGTTACTGATCTATCGCCTACAAACTCTCTAAATTTGTTAATACATAAGGGTCTTGTTCTCATTGACATTGTAAAACCAGGAACCATTTCTGAGTTGCCTTCAAACACTCTTAAAAAAGACTCTGCTGTTAAAGCATCTGATTTTGGAGATTGGTATAAATTTCTATACCCTCTTTCTTGTATCGCATCTAAGGTTGCCCATCCAATATTAGCATTTTCAACTACTAACATAGCATTATTAAATTCTGTAGCTAAACCTGTTAAAAAATAACCAAATTCTTTAGGTGGCATTTGCCCTTTATATTCTGCTACTTGTGTATTTGTAGCTATATCCATTACATGACAGGCTGAATAGTCTTTACCATCACCACGCGCTACATCAGCTACAACCATATATTCTCTAGAATAATCTGCTGCTTCCCAAATCCATAGATTTTGATCAACACCTCTCCTTTCCATAGGATCTTTGATTGTTGTTTCAGTTAAAAAATCAATCCACTCAGAATAAAAAACAATATCACCTGATGTGCTAAAATCACAATCACATTCTTGTGCTGCTAATCTAGGATCACCTAGTAAGGAGTCTTGTTCATCTCTCCATGTTTGGTTTCTTTCAGGATGAACATACCAAGGTAGTTTGATTGGGAGGAATTGGTTTTCTTTTGCTTCAGCATTAACCCAAGTTTTATGGAACCAATTACCAGTACCATAAGGTGTTGATAATACAATAGCACCACCACCTGTAGCTAGAGTTTGTTGAGCTGATGCCCATATTTCTCCAATATTTTCAATAAAAGCTGCTTCATCTACTAAGAGTAATGAAACGGCTTCTGATCTACCAGCATCACTACTTGCAGATGTTGCTTTGATTATTGATCCATTACTAAGTCGAAGTGATAATTTATTGTTTTCTTCGGCTTTTATAGATAGCCAAGAAGGTAAATTGTCATACATAAATTTTACCTTTGTAACCATGTTACGCGCTGTCTCTTGCTTTGTCGCAATACATAACACGTTTTTATCCTTATGAAACAACATTAACCATAAAGAATAACCTGCAGATAGAGTTGATATACCTAACTGTCTAGATTTTAAAATTATTGAATATGGGTTATCTCTAACTAAATGTAAAGCTTTTTCTTGAAAAGGGTAAAGGCCAAATTGAATTCTACCTCTTTGTGGGTGTTGTATAAAACAGTATTTTTTCATAAAATGAGCTGGGTCTTTAGCACATCTTAAATATTCTTGTCTTATTATTTTTTTTAAATCTTCAGCCATCTATTGTTTACCTATTTTCATATAATAACTACCTGATATGATAGGTTCAAAATTTTCATTAACACCTATTCCTAAACCATATATATTTTTTCTTTTTGATTTATATAATATTCCTCCACCTAAATAATTAATTTGTGATGATTTACCAGCTACATTTAAACCCCAATAAAACTCTCTATTATTAAGATAAATTTCCTGAGTTAGTGTTGTTGTAGGGATTAATATATCTGATTTTATTTGTCTTGAAAATATTTTATTTTGTGAAATTGTGTCTGTTACAGTTACAACTCCTAAAGAATCTAATACAATTTTATCTACATAAACATTTTTAGCGTAGTATTCTTTTAATACTTCTAATGTATCTATAGGAGTATTTATTATAATAGTATCATTTTCATATACTGTTACTACTTTTTCTATCCATTTAGGTACATATTCTATTTTATTAATAGTAATAGTATCCCATTTAGTTTCAACCTTTGTTATAATTGTAGGCTCACTAATAGTAGTATCAGAAGAACAACTCCTTTGTAATAAAAGGAGTACAACTAAAACTACAATGAGTAGAAATTGAATATTTTTAAAGAAGACCTTCAAGTTCTTTTTTAATTTTAGTTAATTCTCTTAAACGATCCGTAAGCTTTTGCTTTTCAGAACCTTCAGCATTTTTCCACTTTTTTACTACTTTTTTCATTTCAGCAGATGTTTGTTGAAGTTTTGACGCCAATTTAGATACTGAGTCTCCTTTTTTAGCTCCCTTTATAGCTTTCTTATCCATTACATCCTCATCATCTTCATCTTCTTCTTTCATAAGGTCTTGAGTTTTTTCTAATTCCTTATTTAGGTCAGCTTGTGCGTCGGCTTTAGCACTAATTTCATCTGCAGATTCTGCTTCTAATAGTTCAAGGATTTCTTCTTTAATTGATGCTTTTAATTCTGATTTCTTCATTAGAGTATTTTTGTTATAAATATCACAAAGAAATTGATTGTTTAACTAACTTTATACGTTCCTCTGTTGAACCTTTTATTTCAATTAAGTTTTTTATCTTATGTCTGTATTTAATAATTAAAAGTTGTATGTTTTGATCAATTAATTTTCTATATTCAGCATTGGTTTCTCTAACACCATTATTTTCTATATCAACACCTTCAGGTGAAACATAAAATATATAATCATATTCATCCAACATATTACTAGCAAATGAGCAAAAATCATCTGCTTCCATATAATTCATAGACTTAGAACATTTAGCAAACGCCATTACATCAATAATAGTTCTATCTGTTATAATATTATTTTGCATTAATTCACTAGCCCTTTCAGCTAAAAATACAGACTGACCTTTTACGGTACTATCTGTGTTCAATGGGATTCCCATTTCCATGAGATATTTAGAACGTTCTGTTCTAAATTTATAATTTTTTAATTCTGGTAATTCAGATAAAGCATTAACTAAAGTTGTTTTACCTACTGACATTGTTCCACAAAAACCTATTTTCATAACTTACTTATTTTATTTCCAAATATAAATAAAACTTTGATGGTATCCAACTTCAACAAAGTGATTATTATATCCTTTTGATATTATTGATTTTACAAATTCTAATCTTTTTTTATTTCTATCTTCTGTTGAGATTGTAATATCTTCATGATATTCAATAAAAATTTTTGAAATTTTATCATATATAGCCTTAATAATTTGGGGCATAATTTCAATTTCATGTCCTTCAATATCAACTTTCATATAATCAATGTGTGAGATTTTATTAGAATACATAAAATTTTCTAGAGTAATACAAGGACGAGAAACATTATCAGTCCAATCAGGCCATTTAGGTATGTCTATTTCTCCATCATAGTCTGCAATTGCTAAATTAAAATTCTCCCATTTATCTGATTTATTCATTTCTAATGCCTCGTACACTCCTGGGTCAGGTTCAATGCAATATAATTTAGAGGCCCCTGATAATTCTGCTCTTAAAGCTGATAGTCCTATATTTGCTCCTAAATCTAAATAAACGTCACCGGGTTGAACACCAGGCCCATATTTATTTAACTCATCATGGATTAAATTTCCCCAAGCCATAGCACCTTCCCAACCATAATTAATACCTACATCTTGATGTCCTTTACTAACATCCCAGCTTGACATATCTATTAATTTTCCTTCTTTTGTGTAAAATTGTTTACCGTTTCTTATCATTATATACTATATCTTTCTGTGCCCAACATTATTTTTAATACGTTTTCGGGGATTGCTGATTCTACATACGGATCTAACTTAGCTATTGCTTGGGTAACATCTTGTGCTATAATTGGCACTGTTTTAATTGTTCCTCTATCAACATATCTACACTCATATAATAAATTATCTTTTATTTTAGATAAACCCAATAATTTTATTTCTAATATCGCTGTGTTTATGTTTATTTCCTGTAAAGAAGCTGCTAATTCTTGGTCT